GAAAAAGATTGCCTCGTTGAAGAAGCAGATCGAAAAGTTGGAAAAACTCTCATTTAAATAATAATATGATAGCACCTAATACTACGGTAGGTATTTAGAGTTTGACTCTGCGGAGGACGCTTTAAAGTGGTGGTGCTCCGGATTAAGCCAAAAGGTGTATCTGGCAAATAAGAAACAATTAGAAATTCAATTTAACAAGATATGAAACAAGCATTAGAAGAAGCAAAAGGAAAGATTCTCCGCTATTATCACGACTTTATTAACAAATGTCTCGAAGTTCACGGCATTGATCTAACAACAATCATCAGCGATTGTATAACCGCAGGATATGAATCGCGTTCTGGCGAAATCATAGAATTAAGAGAAAAATTAGATCAAAAGATGAGACAAAAGATTGAGTATGTGAAGTTGTACGATGAAGCTCAAGAAAAACTATATAAAGCAGGGATTGAAATACGTCCTATTCGAGAAAACGACCATTCACGCAATTCATAATTAAAAAACAATGAGCCAGGTATTAATTGACGAAACAAAGAAAGCCCTCGGATATACAGAGGTGCAGGTAAAGTGCGGAGATTGCAAGTATGCAAGCGAATATGAAGATCAGGGCGGTTTATGGAACTGGTCATGTGATTATAATAACGTGTGTTCGTTCTGCGTGAAGGCGTACGCACACTGTGATAAGTTTGAAAGAAGGATTAATCCATAATTAAAAAGAAACCT